GACCATTTTTTAATTTAAACTTATGAATACCAATTTTATTAGCAGTTGTAAATCCTACAGTGTTAATACCAGCATTGAAATCATCTAAATTTTGGAATAACTTAATTGTAGTTGAATTAACAACTTCTGGAAAATAAGTAGCGGCATTTATTAGTGTTGTTGTTCCAAGACCAACAACTGATACTCCAGCATCATTTCCAACAGTTCCGATACCAAGTGGTACATTATTATTTCTATCATAAATTAAAGGTTCTCCATCAGTAATATTATGTTGCTGTAAAAATGTTAATGTTTCATTAATTTGATCGATTCCACCAGAATCACTTAATAAACGTGCATCAAATGCTAATTCTCTTCTTCTTTCATTTAAGATTGGTTCTAATATTGTTCCAGATCCATTACCACCTTCAATAGTTGTTGAAATTATTTTTTTAATATCAAAATTTTGAGGATCAACTAAAACATCAACAATATTTCCAGATATAACTGGTTGTATTAGTGCAGTTGTTCCTGCTACGTTTCCTCCTGATAATTGAATATTAGGAGGATTCAAAACATCATAATTTTGACCACCATTTAATAAAGATATACTCTGAATTGGTCCAAAAAATATTTTATCGTTTGATTTATAATTACCAATTTCAACACCATTTATTAACATTCCTGTGGTTGCAGAAGTTGTCAATATATTATCTGAATTAGATAAATTTGGATTAAGTGGGAATTTTTTTAATAATTTTTGTGGTGCTATTTCTTGTTCTCTTATTCCAACTAATGAAAAAGTATGAGTTCCTGATCCTGCAGGTAATGGTTCAAATTCTTCAAAATCTGCTATTGGAATGAATGATCTAGATTTATATAATCTTATTTGGTTTGTATTTGATAAAACTTCTACAAAATAAGATGCCTCTGGCAAACCAGGTATTACAGTTCCCTGTGCGGTGTAAAATATTTCATCACCAGTAATAAAAGGAACTGGATTTGGAAATGATAGAATACTATATTTTAAAGTATTTCCATCATATCCAGATTGTGGTAATTCAACACCTGCAATTGCATTTGGCAATATTGATTTAGGTAATTCAGCATTTATTAGATAAGATGGTAATGAATTAGAGGCAACATAAAAATTAGTATTAGAATCATTATATACGTTGGTAATGTCACTTGTTAATATGTTATTTCCAAATTCTAGGTTAGTGTTAGAACTTGATGCACGATTAATAACTCTTCTTAAATCATATTCTCTATTAGGATCAGGCAATAATGTAATACCTGGTTGATTTGTTAAATTATTTAAAGATATTGTTCCTGTGGGTTTATCTATATTACCAATTACACCTGTTGCTACTTTATTTTCTTCATTTCTGAATAAAATTTCAACATTATCTCCTTCTTTTAAACTTGATTTATCAATATCTCTTGTAAAAATAACGACATTAGCACCAAATATTTTTTCTACCTCAAATCTAGAGGATGTGTTATATATCCAAGAATTAGCAAAAACTTGTTTTCTACTTTTGTTATCATTTGGATTTAATATTTTTTCTCCTATGTTTTTGATAGATATTTTTTCACCTTGATTTAAAAGTCTAATATCTGATGTAGGAACAAATTTAGATAATACACCAGTTAATCTTAATTCGACTTTTTTAGTGATATCTCCATTTTCGTATCCAAAATAAAATTCATCTGATCTAATATCATCAGTGCTTGATATATTATCAATAATATTTTCACATCCAAAAAATTGGTTAACTGATTTGTCACTATAGTAAATATTTGTACTAATTCCAGATACTAGAGTTCCAGTTTGACCAAATCCAACGGTAGAATCAACTGTAATAACAGAAGAACCGATTGAAACATCTCCAATTACCTTTGTTTTTCCAGTTATGTTGAAAGTTCCTTCAATAAGATCAACTTCATTAAATCCAACAAATAATCCAATTCTATAATAAACCTTACCCTTTCTTGTTAATGGTTCTACTTCAGATATAGCTGCTCTCGTGGCACTATCAGTGGATTTTACTATAGTTTGACCTATTAGGTTTATAGGATTACCAGAAAGTGCTTCTGCGAGAACTATTTCTCTTCTTATAAATTCAGCTGATGATGGTTTTATTAAATAATTTTCTAAATCAAGAATTTTTGGTGTTTCATTATATAATACATTGAATAGTATTCTAAATGACTCTTCTGTTCCTTTTGATTGATATAAAGATTTTGAATTTTTTATAAAATTACTAACATCTAAATTATTAACGAATTTAGAATTTTCTAAACCAGGTGTAAGTTGATTTTTAGTTTTTTGATAAAATTCTTTTAAAAATAAAGCACTTAAGTTTATAACAGTTGCATCTTCTTCATGATTTGCAGATGAAGAATCTGTAAATACTAATTCGTTAGGTTGATTTTCTGCATGATATGTTGTTATACCACTAAAACCACGAATACAACCAGTAAAACTATTTGTGGTGATACCAGTATATGTAATTATCTCATCTTCAATCTTAAAAAGACCATATGTATTAGGAAATCCCTTTGTACTACTAACATTAATAGTATCATCACTTATTGTTATATCACCTGTTAATTTTGTTTCACCAACTACAACTTCAGGTGTTAAATTGTCTAATTTTAAATACTGATCTAAGTTATCGGTTAGGTCAATGGGACCTCCCTGATATTCTTGTGAGATATAATACTGTTTTAGAAAATCAACTGCCTTTGGACTTTCAGATACTAAAAACTCTGGTAGTTGGTTTTCAATTATCTGATGGACTTTGACTCTTTTATCAATTCCAGTAGTTATCATATTATCCTCTTATCAAATCTCCGTTTGAATAACTTGATGTAACTTTATAACCGACACCTGATATCTGTTCACCAGAAGTAATAGTGTCTTTAACCATATTTATGGTAGTATTATCAACGGATAAACTCAAATACAAATCTTTTAACCCAACCACATCATTTGATTCAGGAAATGCTTGTATTTCAATAATATTATTGGTTTTTACAGTTGATGTGATATTAATTGTAGATAATATAATTTCTCCGTGTACATAATCAACAATACCAGCTGATGCAACAACTAAATTATCAGATGTTTCAACACTTCCTTTAACAATTGCTAATACCCCCTTACCACTGCCATCAAGTGTTCCATCAACATTTTTATTTGGAACATCAGTAATATAGAGCACATCAGTTCTTCCTTGAATTGTAAAACCAGTACTCTTAATATTACGTCCCTCTGGATTAATATGAAAACGATTACCAAAACATAATTCATATTGAGCAAACTGATTTGTTAGTGCTCTTAAATTTCTACGAATTATGACTCTTGATATATTAGAGGTGATTGCATCATCAATATTATCAATAACATTTAAAACTTTACTATATTTAAATCTACCACCAAATTTATTTAAATCAGTCGATAAACCATAAGATGAAATACCATTTATAATTCTAGTTTTTAACTCAGAAACAGTTGATACCTTAGATGGATCATAATATACAAATGAATCCAATTCAACGTATAATAATTTAAGATCTAGTAATTTTTGGTTGATTCCAGCTAAAGTATAACTTTTTAAATTAGATAATATTGACTGTTTATCAAAATCTGATACAAATTCACCATTTTTTGGTTTTATAGTTATAAAAACAGTTCCAAACTCAGGGGGATCTAACTCTTCACCACCTACAACTGAAACAGATTCAGTATTAGGGTATATTTGTTGAATTACAGACTCATAATCTCTTGCTGTAACTGCTCTATATTGCGATGAATACAATCTAGGAGCAAAATACTTAATTGAATCAATTGATTCGATATTACCCCCATTAGATGCCGATGAAATAGTTGTTATTGTAGGTGAAGATGTTGGTAATTGTATTTGATTCGATGATGAAGCAACACTTCCAGCATATGAGAAGAAAGAAGAACCATTACCTTCGACTCCATCAGTTACAATATATGTTATTGTTATAATGGCATCATTTTCAAGTTTTTTTCCAAATATACCATCACCAAATAAGAGTTCATATCTCTCATCAGTGACTTCTTGTATTAAATATGTTTCTGATATATCTGTTATGTTCAATATATTGTCTACTTTGCGATATTCTTTGCCTAAACCAGTATCTGAGGCACCTTTGACATATACTTTGATAGTTGAAGTATCAACGAATGAATTATCTATCAAAAATCTCTGATCAAGTGATCCATTTACTGTATATGTCTTTGTTAAGTATGTTCCTTGATATACTATTATGTCGTTAAAAGATCCTGTGCTTGAAACTATGTTACCATTTGCATCAGTTGTCTGAGTTGTAGTTGTTGTTATGGATTCTGGTATTGAAAATACAAAAGATGTATCATTTGTTGTTCCTACACAGACTAAACCTGCTTGTAAAGTAAGAGTAGGTGTGTTTCCACTTGTTGTAACATCAAAAGAAACAGTTGCTTGAGCAGCAGTTCTTGATTTTGGCACATATCCAATGTTTCTTGCAAGGGATACAACATTTTCACGAAGGGTTGCTGAGTCTAAGAAAGACTCATTCACGATCATATTGGAATTAAACGCCGTAATGTAAGTATTATATGCTAAAGTGTCTATTAAAACTGAAAAATTAGATCCTTCAAAGTCAAAATCGGTGAAATTGGAGTTTGATCGAATATAATCTTTAAGTGATACCTTAATTTGGTCAAAATCAAGATTTGTAAATTTAGTAAAAGGCATTTATCTTGTTGCTTCGAGTATAAACGTAAATTCTTGTGCAGGAACTTGTTGTCCAACTATATTAAAAAACACTGTAACCTCAAATTCATTTAAATCTGGTCTTGGTTCCACCTCAACTTGCACATTGTCTATTCTAGGTTCAAAATTTTCGAGAGTTATTTCAATTTGCTCCTGTATAACAGATGCAGTACCAAAATCAACAAAATCAAATAGACTATCTCTTACCTCTGACCCAAGAATTGCGTTAAAAAACCTTTCAGTAGGGATAGTTTGCACTAAATTTCTAACGGATGCCTTGATTGCATTCTCATTCTTAAGAATTGGAAGATCTTTTGTGACAGGATGAGGGGTAAAAGACAAACTAATGTCTTTAAATGCTCTTGATATCCGTTTTATTGCCATGTAAACAGTTGTTTCCTGTTTTATTTATCACACTTTTTTTGTAAATGCAATTATTTATTGTATTTCGGGTTCAATATGAATTTTAACGACCTTATAATCCTCTTCTAGAACATCTTTTAGGTAATCTTTATCCCAATATTTGTAATAATCTGTTTTTGCGAGTTTAATTCTTGCTTCTGTAAGTTCTTTTCGTGATTGACACAAAACTAAATTGTATTTTCCGTTACTTGTTAACAATCCATTGATTTTTGTGTTGGATTTTCGATGATCTGCAATAAATTTATACTCTTTATATGTGCGATTGTAGTCATCAACCATTGAATAGAGAAAATCTTGATCGTGATCGTCCTCGACAGCATAAATTACGACATCCCATCCGTATCTTGGTTTAACTTTTCTCAATTCCTCATCTAAAATTATGAATTTTGCATTTGATGCATAAGGACACACTGCAAAATTTCCCAATTCTGGTCGATTTTTAGATAATTCCTGTATCCAGTTAAAAATATGGTTATATTTCTTTTCGTTCATCAGGTGTTGTCCAGAAATAATCGTCACAATCACCCAATCGACCCCAATTTACATCATTCTCAACCTCAAAGATCCGTGTTGATACCTTAAAGTCGGGTGTTTTGACTGGATCTGGTGTCATTGAGGTGTCAAAAATACGACAACGATTGTTTGGATAGAGACAATACTGCCCATTTCGTAATTCAATGAGGTTAAATGACTTATGTTCGTCAGGCATTTCACTTGTAGAGGCATCAATTTGGTCAAAATCACCGTGATAATTGTCTAAAGTACAAATGTACTGTCCTTTTTGATTACCAAAGTGTCTTGTGCGACACTCCCACTCCATAGGAGCAACAAATTGTTTAACAATTACAGTAAAATCATAGTCCATACAGTTCCAAAACTGCAAATTGACCAAATCCATATCAGGATCAGGTGTTTTTGGTGATGATAAAAATGCCGATATTGGTAATTTATCGTACATTGCACCATATTCTGGTAAATATGTCTCAAAATAGAAAGCACGACCTTGTATTGACTTGGCACATACCCATATTCCCTCAACAAATTCACCGTGACCTGATTGAAAGTCAGTTAAGTATTCTTTTCTTACCCACACCTTCTTAGTTGGTAGGTTTCCAATTAGTTTTGCCATGTATCAAAAAAGTTTGAAATTTCGTATCCGTCTAGTTTTGCTTTATAATCTGAGGATTCACCCAGATAATAGTAATCATAACCTAATCTTTTATATAATGCACATTCACTTTTATTTGCGATATGTCCTAAACTCAATTTTTTATTCTTATAGTCCCAAGCAAACTGATCAGCCCACACACTATTTACACTATTGAATCGATAGGCAAGTGTAAATGCAACCAGATTGTTTTCATCATAGTATCCAATTACATCACTATGAGGAAGTTCAAACTCCTCAACGAATATTGGTACTATATCCTCAAATTTTTTATAGGTAACATATTGTTTGTATATCTCTAAGCACCTATTAAAAGAAGAACCATCAAGAATACGATAGTTATGATACTCTTGATAGTTTGTGTCTTTAAGTCGAATACGACAAAACATTATTTGCCTTGTCCGTTGTATCTTTTACGAGCCGAGTTACGGGATGTTGCCGAGTATTTTGAGTGCTTTCCTTTTCCCTGCCGAGTTTTTTTCGGACGACTTTCGATTGAATTTCCTGTGTTAAACGTTTTTGCCATTGTCTGTTATTGATGTTCTAAGTTCGAGCGGATGCGGTGTACCATTTTCATAATACTCATCTGCTAAGTCTTGCATTTTATCCATATATTCCTCCTCTGTAAGACCCTCATAAAGAATCTTATTGTTATGGGAGATACTATATAATTCTTGTTTTTTCATGTCCTACACGAATACGGGGGTCACACATAATTCGGAAACCTGCCTCCTTTGCATCAAGGCAAAATGAGACAT